GCAGCATCACAAGTATCGCTACCATAAGCATTAGATATTGTTTTTACAGAATCATCTAAAGTTACATTCATTTTTTCTAAAGCTTTAGCTAAAGTTGATCTACTTACGTTTTTATCCATTACTTTACTTTCTATTTTTTTCCATACTGACATATTATTGTCCTCCTTTAAAATTATTTATTTCTTTTTTCTTCTATTTTTTTAAGCAATTCTTTTCTAGTACCTTTAAGCAAATCTATTAAAAGACTTGCTTCTAGTTCATGGCCTACTATTTCTTCGGGAATTAATTCATCATAATTCCCTCTTAATAAGCTAGGTATATTGCTTTCAAATATGCCTTGAAGATATTGCATAACTCCTACTATTTCTTGAGTTATACCAGCACCTAAAAATGGTTCTATATCTTCTATTAGTTTAGATAGATTTTTAGCGTTTTCTTCGCATTGACCTAATCCTTCTTTGATTAAGTCTGTTACATATTCTCTCTTTTCATCCTCTGTTTTTTCTGCTTTAGGTATTTCTATGTCCTCATTTTGTTCTAGGTCATTTCCAAAATCCATATCTAAAGTTATTTTATCCATGACTTACCCCTCCTTCTTAGTATATAAGATATTAAAATTCAAAGTTGTCTATATCTATATTGTCTAATTCTATTTTTTTGCTATTGCTAGTTTTTTCATTGGCAAATAATGCTCTGCCTTTAGCCCATTGCTCTAAAGCTGTTATCTTTTCTTTAGATGACTTGCTTATTGGTATTACTTCTTTTTTAGACTCTATTAAGTCTTTCTTAGTTATTTCAAACTCATTGTCTATATTTTTAGCTTTTCTTACATAAGCTTTCTTTATAGCGGATTTAACTATTTGTTCTAATTCAGCACCAGTATATCCTTGAGTTTCTTTAGCAATTTCTCTAACAATTGGTTCTGGCACTTTTTGTTCTCTCTTCTTGAAGTGTACTGCTAATATTTCTTGTCTTTCTTCTTCATTTGGCAAAGAGAAATACCAGATAGCGTCTAATCTACCAGCTCTAGTTAATTCTGGTGGCAAGTCTTTTACATTATTAGAAGTCATAACAGTAAAGATACCTTTATCGTTATTAACTAACATATCTAAGACTTTACCGAATACTCTTGATAGAGTACCACTGTCTGAAGCGTTTGAACTTGCATACGAATTGTTATCATTAGGCTTTTTATCCTAATTTCTGGGGTATTATACCCATTATCTCATGTTAATTCATGAGCAGTCCAGCATAGCTTTTTTTGGAATTACTAGTCTACACCAAAGAAGGGCCTCGTGGTAGAATTATACTCCTATATCAGCTGTATAGGTATCATCTACTATGCGTTGCGCCTGACTACTGTTACCAGTATCACTAACTTCCACTATTAATAATAGTTTTATATAGCTTAGTTCTTTATGAACGCCTTCGGTCTCTGATTACGGACATAACCCGCTTTCCAGCTTAATTCCCTTCTAATCACTCTGGGTCTTCTGTAGACTTTGGCCCAGAGCGGCTAATAAATCGTCCTTTTTCATCTCTCGAAATATATGGATGTTCAAGAGCATGACAGTCTTGACATAATGTGATTCCGTTATCAATATCATTAAATTCTTTCGAATTTAATATCTTATCTATATTCATATCATATTTATCACATATATCATATAATTGATTTATGTGGTGAGCGTGTAAGTTCTCTTTTGTTCCACATTTGGAACATTCATATTCGTCTCTTTTAAAGACCTTTGCTCTCCATTCATCATATTTTTCATGCGTACGTAAATAATGCGAAATTTCTTTATAAGTTTCTTTTTTATTAGCTCTATATTCATCATAGCATTCTTTGCTACAAAAATGTTTTTTGGCTCTATTATATGCATATTTATTTTTTTCAAATTCTTTATTGCAGTTATCGCATATTACAGTTTGAGTTCCTTTTTTTGCATATTCAATTCTGCATTTTTCATTACAGAAATGTAGATTATACTTATTTTTGACAACTAGTATTTCTTTCCCGCAATTATTACATTTAACAAATTCTTTATTTTTACGTTGTTCTGCTATTCTACATTCAGTTGAACAATATTTTGGAATTTGCCCACGCTTACTTTGTTTATTATAATATGACTCTTTAAGTTTAAAATTTTTACCACAATGTCGACAAACAAGCGAAATTTCTTTACTGTATTTTACTTTTCCTTCTTGTTTTGCTAATTTAGCATGTTCTCTACAGCAATGAAATATTTTATTTTTGCTTTCATTATATCTTGTAATGGTAATTTTAAACTCTTTATTACAATAATTACATTTGACTATCATTATATATCACGTCCTTAATATACTTATTCACTAAGATATTACCGTGAATGAACGATTTATTTATTTACCTCCCAAGTTCTTTTCTACTTCATCTATTAATAAAACGCATGGTGCTGATGCATTTATTAATTCGACAGCTTGCTCGATTTTCCTTTCTGATTCTCCAACAAATTTAGATAATATTTTAGACATATTCAATTTTAAGAATGGCACACCTAATTCATTAGCTATAACTTCTGCCATTAATGATTTAGAACAACCTGCTATACCTAGTGCTAAATATCCTTTAGGCATTTCAACGCCATATTGTCTAGCATCTGGATCCATACAGATTTTTATCTCTTCGAACCATTTTTTGAAGTTATGATTACCTCCTATATCTGCCATAGTCTTAGTAGGTATAGAATAATCTATTACATCAGATTTATTTATCATTTCCATTTTTTTATCGTTAAGTATTTTGAGATTAACTTCTCCATATTTATAGAATGATAAATCAAGTGCTTCGATTATTTCACTTCTACTAAATCCTAACATCTTTTTAGCTACTTCTTCTTTGTTGTCTATATTTACTTCTCTAGCTATTTCATAATCTGTTAGAAGTTGCACTAATTCTTCTTCTGTAGGATTTTTATATTCTACAACAGTAAATAGATGTGCTAGTTTAGATGGTGGATTATATCCTTCTGATACGAATATCAATGGGACATATTTTTCATTTCTAACTTCAACCATTTCTCTTAATAATCTTATATAAGATGGATTTTCAAACTGCAAATCATAATCTCTTAAGACTATTGCATGTTCTTCTAATTTTAAGTCAGGATCTGTTTGTAATGAATTATAATATCTTAAAAATGCTGGTCCTTGTGTATTAGGTATATCTGTCTTTGTGAAATTATTATTTTCTATTTTTACTTCTTGTAAATTAGTTAGAAAACTCCAAACATATATATGATTAAAATAGTTTTTAGTTAGCACATTGAATATAGCTGGTACTACTTCTTTCTCTTGTTCTGTTTTTACCCAGATACAATTCTTCTTTATATTAAGCAATTCTGTTAGTTGTTGCTCAAACATAAACTTATCCCTCCTTTTTATAATAAATAAGCATTTATATTTATTAATATTACATCTATAAAATTATTCACTTTATAGTATAAGTTGATTTTATCTTGATTGTTATAATCATATAATGTATTTGCAAGATCTTCTATCGATTTATTTTCTAGATAATCTTCTATAGTTGGCAATCTTAATTCCATATTGTCAAATCTAGTAAATTCATCAGATGTAGGCTCTATAGTTATTGTAGCATTTCTTACCACTAAACACACGTATTTAACTTTGCCTTTACTACGAGATGCTAAACTTGCTCTTTCTATTGTTACTGCATGATTATCACTGATTATTCTTAAATCTACATATTCATGATCTATTAAGTCTGTAGATTCTATTGTTTCGCATAATATTATTGAGTCATCTTCTGGTACATACATGAAACGATTAGCTGTAGCTATACAGCTACCATCTTCTCTAGATAAGCATTTTATAGTAGTATTTATTGTTTGCTCATTAACAACAAATGCATTGTCATTGATATAATTAAAGAATATTTCTTCTTTTGTTCTTTCTGCTATTTCTTTAATTATTGGGATGCTATAAATATATTTGTTATTTGCTAGAATCATTTCATCGATAACTTCTGAAATAAAACGTTCTTCGTCTAATATGCATTTTTTAGTAGCGTTTCCATTACCAGATAAATCATATGTTATTCTAAGCTCGATTTGATCAGCTTCATTATCATAGCTTATTTTAATTTTCATCACTTCATTTCTTACATTAGAATGAAAATTAACTCCAGCAGTTCCCATTAGTTTTACATAATTTATTGTATAATATATTTCTTCTTCAAAGTTATTTAATGCATTTAAATTAAACTCTGTTATTGTAGTTGTTCCTTCGCTGTCGTTAACAACTAAAGGATCGTCTAATATTAAAACAGTGTCATTACCTCTTGTATGTTTTGAATACATATTAGTCCTCCTTTTTATTTAAAAATATCAAAGTATCGTTTTCATCTAAATATAATCCATTTAGGTTTTTCATGTATTCAAAATTCATATCATGTACATTCCAGATTTTCTGATTACCACTTCCTATAGAACTAAGGAATCCGTCTCCTGCTTCTTCGTTATATAAACATTGTTCTGGGTCAAACTCACCGTCTACTACAATATCTATATATTTTAATAGCTCATCTATTTTCTTAGTAGATATAGGATATTTGTTATTATTGTCAGATATATCTTTCGTTACATATCCTTTACGTGCTTTTGCAAGATCACGCCAAGTATAAACCATTATATTGAAATTATATTTAGTTTTTAATTCTCTGCATAGTATTATTAAATTGTCTATTTGATCTGTTGGCTCACCCTCCGCCGATAGTTATATATTTGTTAGGAGCCATGATGTTAATTCTTTCAGCTACTTCAACAGGATCCCAAGAAAATTCAGCCTTGCCTGCGTTCCATGTTATAGAGTTGAAACAATTTTTACATGCATTTCCGCACATTGCTTTGTTACAACCTAATAAGAATAATTCAACTCTTTGATTGTTATCAGGAGATGGCCCTGCTGTAGTTGCTTTAAGTTTTATGTCAAAAACTCTTAATCCTTCATTGGGTTCTAATTTTCTCATCGGCGTTTTCACCTACCTTTCTCTTATATATTTAGTCTTCTATATTTATTTCATAGTCAATAAGAGCATTATAAACATTACCTGGAAGATAAATTTCATACATGTCAGCTAATTCTTTTATTTTATTTTCCATGCCTTGTTTATAAAACTCAAAAGCTTCTTCTGGCGTACTTACCGTAGGTCCATTTATTTTAATAGTATTATAAGTATATGTTCCTCTATATTTTTTACCAATTTTTGAAACACCTTTTGGTAAATTTGAATTGCCTTTTTTATTTTTAAATAAAGAGTTAATACAATTAGGTACTATTAAACAAGTATTTGGACCGTATATCTTATTCCCTTTGACAAGTATATCTTTGTCTAATTGCATAATTTCTTCTGGCACTTCATAATAATTTTCTTCATACCACATTGCGAAATTTTGAAAGTTATGCCATTCTTTTGCTACTATGCAATCTTTATATGTTGGTTTATTTTCTTTATGCTTTTGATCATAACATCTTCTTAACATTTGATGCCATGTATCATATGCTTTTGTTTTTTTATTATTCATTTTACTTAAAAAAGGGCCTTCGCCCATATAGCCTATCCCTACTGTTCTAGGTTCATATGGGCATACTATCCAGCCTTTTTGAAATTCTTTGTATCTACTTTTATATGACCAATCATATTCAGGGAAATATACGGTTAACTCTTTTGCATTTTTATATTCTGTTATTATCATTTTAGATCCAAATGTGTTAAAAGTTTGTTCATTTGTATGATCTACCCATTTCCCTTTAGCCATTTTATCTCTCCTTATTTATTATAGATTTTTGACTTATTGATATTACATGTTTACAATTAGCACATGTTATACTATATGCTATATCATCTACGTCGTAATATTTACTTCCAAAACGATCTTTTTTTTCTATTAAAGCATAAGTCGTTTCTTCTTTAAATAGATGCGAACCACATCCTGGGCATTCTACTTGGTCATCATGAAATATTAGAGACATATAATCCCTCCTATTCATCGTCGCTTGTTATAGTATTTAGTAAATCTATTAGACAATCTTCTGGCATTTTATATAAATCGCTTGTGTAACCATTAGTTACTTGATATACATAATATCCTAAATCATCTTTTATATTCCAGCCATAATCTTCTGTTACTTTAAGTACAGCATTCCATTCTGTTTCATGTTTCTTTATAACATCTTCTGTCCATACTATAGGCATCATTTCATCATATTTATTAACAAATAGGGCTTTTTCTTCATCATCTCTGTATAATTCTTGAGCTATACCTAATAATGAAGCTGCTTTCTTCATACCGTCTGTTTGAGCTCCTTTAAAGCCAGTATTAGCTTGTAATGATTGATTACCTGTTATAGCTTGTGAACCACAAGCCATTTTAGTTATAGGGAATACATCTCCATTAGGTCCTTGTACATATACTGTTAATTTAACTTCGCACCATGCAGTAGGGCCTTGTGGTATTCTTTTAAATTTACCAGCGGCATCTACTTCTACAAATGGATCATCTGGTTTAAATGGATATTTTCTATTTTCTCTTTGTATTTGATCAAATCCTTCTTGTATCCATTCTTTTGTTATTTCGAATGACCACATATGACCAAATATTTCATTCAGCATATCTACACATGTGGAACCAGCTATATAATCTACAGTACTATTTCCTGATGGTTTTTGTTTTATTAGAGCTGGGTCTAATGGTTTGCCTAATTTTAATTTGGTTTTATTGTCTATTGATAGCGGTTTGAATTCTGTCATTTTACTCCTCCTTAAAATCCTTTATTTTCTGTACTACAAACTTTTTGGAATGTCATTACTAAGAATTTATTATATTCTAAAGTATTGATTTGGCTGTTATAGAATAAAACTCTTTCGTTTAACAATTGTTTGAATACAGTTAAGTTAACGCTATGAGTTTCTCCTTCTTTAACATAGTTTTCTTTTGCTATTAATGCCTTTAATTTTCTTTCTTCAGCATTAGCACCTTCAGCAGCGGCTTTTATTTCTACACTCTTAATTAATTCAACAGTATTATCTAGATTAACTTTAGCTTCATCTAATCTGTCTTGCATTTCTTTATGCATATCTGTTAAACCAGCTAATAATTCTCTTATTTCTTTAGGATTCATATTAGGGTCTAGATTAAGAGTGCTCATTTTATCTTTTACTTCTTCTTTTTCATCTTCCCATTCTTGTATAGAAGGACGTATTATTTCTGCCATATAATCTTTATATTCTTCTACGCTTAATGGTTCAGAGTCTATTATTATAGTAGTATCTGAAGATTCCTTTTTAGCTTTCTTTCTAGTTCTCTTTTTAGTTTTAGGTTTTTCTTCTTCAACTTCTTCTATAGCTTCAACAGTTTCTTCTTCATTAACTTCTTTTTCCATTTCTTTCATTGCTTTATCTTCGAATTTGTCATCATCTTCAGGATCAGTAATTGGTACCTCTACTTCTTCAGCTTCTATTTTTACTTCTTGTTTTAAGCTTTCTTCTACACCTGGTGGTGGACATTGTCCAACCATTGGTTCTGAAGTTTGTTGAACCACTCTTTCTTCCATCTTTTCAGAAAATGCTTCTAAGTTTTGTGCTAATTCTTCTGTTACCTCTTTAAGAGTAGGAGCTTCTTCTATAGGCTTAGCTTCTACATGATGAACTTTAGGTTTACCTTTAAGTATTGGTTTCTTAATTCCTCCAGCTTTTTTAGGAATAACTGGTTTAGCACCTATTGGTTTACTCATAAAATTTCCTGCCATATTCTCTCTCTCCTTTATTTAATTATATTAATATAGTTTTGTGCTTCACTAAAACTATCTATTGTCTGATATACTAACTCTTCAACTTTTTCAGAATCAATTCTTTCACTTAATATAAATAAATCATTAACGCTATATGTTATTATAGCTTTTATTCCGTCGTAATTAACAGTTTCACCTATGTAGTCTAAAAATTTATATTGAGGATAGAACTGATTAAGTGCTGTCGCACCCATCGATATTATGATTCTAGGTCTTACAAATTGTATTACATATTTTACGAAAGGTAAACAGTTATTAAGTTCCGCTAATGCAGGATCTCGTGATACTAAATCATCTCCTGATTTCCTTTTGCATATACAATTTACTGAATGTACTACAAATATGTCGCTTTTATTTATTGAAGAGTTATCGATAATAGACTCAAGATAATCTTGTTCTTCTTTTACATCTGTGGCATTCCCTGCTATTATTAATATATTAGCATTTGGATTGCCATAACAAATGTTTTTACCTGAATGCATAAAATCGCATTCATTACAATTAATGATATGGTTGTTCAATTTGTCTTTACAAATTGGTGCAACCAATTGTCTAGCAGTTTCCAGTGGATTATCACTGCTTCTTAATATGTTGTATAAATTATTCATAATTCTGCTCCTCAATATAAGTATCTATATATTTATTATAATATAACACGTAACAGTTTTCATAAAAATTTCTACTGTTAGTATTCAAAATAATAAATTCAAATAGAAAAAGACAGCCTAAATCAATAGGCTATCTTTAAATTCTGTTAGTGTTAAATATAATAGAGCATTTGCAGTAGCAGATTCTATTAACATGTTTTCACCGTATAATTCTATTTTAGCTTCTTCATCTGTTATGCATCTTAATTGCTCATTATTAACATTATGTTGCTTTATAAAATCTGACATTCTAGTTCCATCTTTCCATTTTAGTATATGAACTACTTCGTCTTTATCTTCTATATCTTTTATATAAGCTTTAAGTTCATCTCTGGTTTCTTTATTTGCAATTAGCAGCATCAAATCACCTCTTTAGCTGTATAATTTTATTGCCATTAATTTAGATATTTGTTTATCTAAAGTTTTTAATATACCATGCATTTATATCACCACCAACATCAAAATATTTAATATATTGTCTATCTCTTTCCAGTTGTCGACTCTAATAAAGTTATCGTATGTTTTATCTTTATTATGTTGAGCTGTCATTAATAGACATAATTTATTTGCGTTACCACGTATTTCTTGCCATTCTTGGAGATATACAGGGTTATCATCTATAAAGATGTCGCCATTGATTAATTCTTTATGTCGTGTAGGTATTACGTCGTATATATATGGTTCTAGTCCTATTAATTTGACCCATCTCATTTTATCTTCATAAGCTTTTGCACTAGTAACTCCTGTTACTATTACTATTTTATGTCCCATATCATGCCATTTCTTTATAGTATCTAATGCGCCATCTTTAATTGGCATATGTTGTAGGACATCTGTTTTGTCAAATATAGACCATAGACCATGCTCGAATATACCGTCGACATACCAATCGTTTATTTCATTTATAGAATGATTAGTACCATATATTTCATTGTATTTATTAATACAAGTTTCCATGAATGTACTTATAGTATCATCACAATCTAGTAGTATCGTTAGTTGCTTCATAGTATTCCTCCTACATGCATTATTTAATATTAATATATTAGATTATGATAATATTAATCTTCTTCTATTGGTTTGTCTACTCTATTTGCTTTCATTGCTTCGTATTTTTCTCTTGTTATTTCTACTTTTTCTCCTCTAGCTGGATAATGATAGAATTTATTTATTTCTATTCTTTCGCCATCTGGTGTTTCTACATAGAAGAATCCTTCCGTATCAAAATCTCCATTATCTTTATTAGATAAGAAATCTTCTGTATATACTTTATAAGGTTTAGCTGGTGGAGTATATGGCATAGTTATTGGAAACATTTCATTTATTATTCTACTTACTGCTCCACTACCAAATACCCAACTTGGGTTATTAAGATTTACTCCACATTCTCTGTCGCTATCACTGTAAGTTGCAGTTCCATCTGGATATTCTTTTTTAAATAATGAACTCATTCTTTTACATTGATATCTTTTTATACCAGCAGCTTCTTCTTCCTCGTCAAAACAACCTATATAGTTCCATGATTCAGGTACGTCTTCTATAGGAGTTAAAGCTTTGCCGTCGATTAATTTATCAAGTATCATTTTTGTTATTTGTATAGATAGACCACTATGTTCATCATCTAATAACACTTCAAATGCTTTTAATGCACTATCACAGCATCCTCCTACATAGTCAAAGCATTCTCCTTCGTCAGGTTTATTAGCTTCTTTTAATAATTCTATTTCTCTTTCTGCCCATTCTTTCATACTCATAATATTGTTTCCTCCTTATTTTCTAAGCATTATAATACGTTCTTTTTGTTCTGTTATAGCCAGTATTAATAAATCTCTGTCTTTCATTTCATCACTTAACAATATTGCTGAACCTAATAAATTCAATGATTCTCTAGAATCTAAATTTTTTGTTAGAAGATACATAAATGACTCACCAAAGTTCATTTTATCTTGTAATTCATGAGAACATTTATCTACTAGAACTTGTATTGTTCCTTTATCATAAACTTCTGGCATATCTGTTATTTCTAATCTATCTATCATTATAGTATTTTGATAAATATTTTTTATTTCTTCGTATATTTCTTCATCTGATAGCTCTCTTAATATTGTGATTTGTTTAGCTGCTAATTTATTTATTGTAGTAGCAAATATATAGCCAGGCTCTACTTTACCGTAGTCTTTGTAATCGCTTTTCCTTACTAGTGCTTTTACTTTAAAGAATCTATTGTTGTTTCCTAGTCTATAATAATCGAATACGTCATTTAAATTTAATGAGAAATGATATCCAAATTCACAAGCCTTAACGGAACTAGGATCTTCTATTACATACGTTTTACCTATTTCGTATTGGAAGTTATAATGGCCCTTCATATCTTTATCCATGCCTTTATAGCCTTCTACTTCTATCCATTCTTCTTCAAGTTCAAATCTTTCTGGCGTTTCTACTGTCTTTACGGCTTTATTTTTCTTTTCCACAGATTCTTCAGTAAGTTTTTCTTCTACTTCTTTATCTTTTTTGAACAAACCAAACATTTAACCCCTCCTTATACTATTACTTTATGTCCTACGTAAAAAAATAGCCAGCCATATAACTTTATGTTATCACATACTATGTCTGATTTAGGTAATAGCCATGGCTCTTTAAAGCTAAATTGTAGGAAATACATTTTTTCTGTTATTAGATTAACTAAACAGAATGTTCCTCTTTTATGTGTTAATCTATATTTGCTACCAGCAAATACTTCTCTCACTCCTTTTCTCATGATAACCTCCTAGTGGCGCATAGCTTCGTCTAATTCTTCTTGTGTTGGTTCTTCATCTTCACCATTCCAACTGAAGAAATCTTGTAATACTGCATCGTCATTATATTGACAGTATTCGCAGTCTATATCTTCGTTTTCACATCTACCTTCAAATTCACAGCTTTTAAACATATATTCCTCCTTAATCATAAGATACATCATTTGGATTTTTATCATGTCTTAATCTCTTAAATCTTGGTAGTCTCATACTTGGTAATCCAGTCTTTTCATCCTGTGTTTCACCAAAGTATACTACTTCTATTAGTTTGTTGAGATAAAACTCTTTATTATTCCACACCTCTTCACGTAGAGCATCTGGTATTCCAGAACCAACATTTACAGTATTGTTTTTATACTCTACGATAAATGCTCCTAAAGCATCTTTAAACTTACTATTTTCTTTACCTTGTGCTAAATTTACTACTTTGAAGTCGCCAGTAACTTCTGGTTTTAACTTATACATACTAGTACCTTTAGATCTGATATATGAAGCATCAGCTATATCAATTACAAGACCTTCTTCGCCTTGTTCTACTACTTGCTCGTATGTAGTTATTATTTTATCTACGGTGTTTTCTGTACATAATTCATGCATTATATATATTGGTACAAGTCTGATGTGATTCTTATCTTTATATGCTTCACTATGAGATTGAAGCATGTCTTCTAATATATGTAATCTCTTCCAGCGAGCACCTATTATTTCTTCATAATTAAAGAACTTATCGACTTCCATAAGATAATCGAATACTATAAAATCTAGTCCACGCTTTTCTCCGTCTTTACCTAATATTTTAGATGTTGCATTATATCTAGCGGTAGAGTCTTCGAACTCTCCATGAGCTATCATTTCTCCATCATATACTCCATTAGGCAATGATTTCATTTCTGATATTATTTCTGGTATATTATTGTCTATCTTACCACTAGCTGTATATAGATTTATTTCGCTACCTTGTTTTATTGCTTTAAATCTGTATCCGTCTAGTTTTAATGTCACAGTTATTTTTTTGTCTAGTATCTTTTTAACTTTTAGCTCTCCAGTCTTGTTATCAATTAGAGAATGTCCTTTACGTTCTCTCCAATTTCTTTTAAGTCCTGGAATATGTCCATAAGCTGTTAAATCTGTTACTCCACATTTAAAGTCCTTAGTTATTATTTCGGCTATGATTTGTCTATCGTTCTCATCTTCTATCTTATTTAGAAAGTTTTGAACGATAAAGATATTTTGATCTTTACCTGTATTATGTTTTAACAGATATTCTATTAATGCTTTTAAACTGTCATATTGCACATTTAATAGCTTAGATGTATCTTTGATTTGTTTCTTGATTTTAGATTTCTTGATTCCTGTAATCTTATCGTCATTTAATAAGTATTCTATTAAGTAACAGAAATCAGAGTCAGAAGCATATTCATCTAAGGTGTCAAGTTTATCTTGCACCTTAGATTTGGATTTTAAATTAAGGAATTTACTGCATAAATCTTTTATGTTTTCCATTAATCTTCATCCTCCAATATTCTTATTTCCATTGTTGGCATACATTGATATTCTGAACGCATTATAGATCTTTTAGACACTTCGTTAAGAAAATCATATTGTTCCAGTGTCATTTCCATATCAAATTGTGTAGTATCGTCACATCCTATTAATTCTATTCTTACTTTCATATTAATCCTCCTTTGCTAACTCTGCTTGTATTTTTTTATTAAATTGTTTAATAACATTAGAATCAACTGCATATATCTTTCCAGTTGTTACATCTTCAAATGTAATATCTTCGAATCTTACGTCTTCTAACTTATTAATTTCAAACATATAATTATAATCCATGTACATTTCTAATATTTCATCTACTTTACTTAGAAATTCAGCAGTTATAGCGTTCTTATCTAATTGTAGATTCTTATATTCTTCGTCATAACATTCATCTATCTCAAATTCATCGAACATTATGCCTTTGCCACTTTCATAATCTATGCATATTCTGCCATTATCTTCATCATAATCCATGTCATATCCATATGCAGAGAAATCAAATGGAATTTCCATTCCTTTTATCTTGAAAGCGTATCCTCCAAGATCGAAGTATTCGAATTCATCTTCTCCTGTAGCTTTAAATGATAATTTATATCTCATTATTAATGGCATTATTTCACCTCTTTTAACTCTATTTTATCTGTAAATGATAAAGTATTCATTGGTAACTCATCTACCCAATCATTAAGAGTTTGTAGTCTTTCATTTATATATTCTTCTGTTATTTCTGGACTTCCATTTATACCATCCATATATAGACCTATTCTAGAATCATATTCTGTTTTTTCATAGTGCCATCCTCTTGGCGGCACTATATCATATTCTTCTAAATCAAGTGATGAAGGTACATTAAATGCTACATATCCTATAACATTTCCTTTTGCATGACCAGAGCAACAGAAGTCTGTTTCAAACTTCTTTTCATTTAGCTTTATTATTTGTTCTGCTATAGCATTATCAATTCTAAATTGTTTTTTTAATTCAACAATCATACGCTTACCTCTTAGTACATATTGTTTGTTTCTGGATTGATCCATAAAATCTTCTTTATTTTATTGGTC